AGATTGGCTGTGCCGTTTTGCTGCTGTCCTACTGCCGAAACGCTCAAAAACTGCATCCAGCGACCAGCACCAAACGCACTCGGCGTCACCCCCAGACCGAGGTTGCCGGAGGAGTTAAGCAACAATTTGTCACTACCAGAAGTGCCAACAATAAAGTTGCCACTTGAATCACCATATAAATAGTTGTTTGTTGCGCCAATATTGATCCGGCCATTAGAGCCATTTACCACATTTACTGTGCCAGCAACATCCAGCTTGTACCCCGGCGAACTCGTCCCAATGCCCACGTTGATGCCACTTGCTGTGTACAGCGAAGTGGAGGTCAGGCGCATGGCTTCGGAGTTGTTGGCGTACCATGCCCAGAAGTTGTTGCCGCCACCATATGCATAACGCGAAAGAGTGTGCGTAGCAAACTTCACATCCCAGAACGGGTTTGCACTTCCGTCTGTGGTGACCAACTGGTCAACGTAATAGTTGTTTGCGCTGTCACCGATACGCATACCGCCTGACGCATTCGTGGTGAATACGGGGACAACTACATTTAAACGCTGTTGGCTGTTGCTACCACCAACCGACAAATTCGTCCCATCAAACGTCAGCGCACTCCCCGTGGTCAGCACCTTTGACCCATTGAGGTAGGCCACTCCGTTGGCGGTTCCTCCGGAGAGAATCGGGTTGCTGCTGAACGTCTTGACGCCCGCTGCGGTCTGATTACTTGTCAAATCCATGTAAGCGGCAGCAGGCAGATAAGCCGCCACCCATGCCGTGCCGTTATAGACACGCATCTCACCGGCGGTGCTGTTGAAGTACAGCGCACCTGTCAGCAGAGCAGCGCCGTCGTTGTCGAGCGTAGGATCAGACGACTTAACGCCTAGATAGCGGTCATCAAAGCTGTCATAGCTTGCAGCAGCAGCCGATGCAGACGATGCGGCATTGGAAGCGCTTGTAGACGCATTAGAGGCGCTTGTAGCAGCATTGCTAGCGCTTGTGGCAGCAGCCGCCGCAGAAGCCGCAGCAGACGTTGCAGAGCCTAGAATGCTGTCGACATACCCTTTGCGCGTCAGATCGTCGTCTGTAGTCGGAGTAGCTGTGCTAGTAACTTTATTAGCACCCATGACGATGTTACCCGTCATAGTGCCACCAGTCAGATTCAGCTTACCGGCAAGCGAAGTATCAACTTCGGTTTTGGTGTAAGCATCAGTGATGCCGTAGCCAGAAATCGTCGTCGGATTTGTACCCGCAGTGATACGACCATATGCGTCTGTCGTAACAGATCGATATGTGCCTGCGCTGACACCTGTCGTTGCCAAATCAATTTCATCAGCACCAACAACAATACGCGCAGAAGAAGCAGTGTTGACATTGAGCGTGTTGCCGCTCTTGGTCATGCCTGTACCGGCTGTGATTTGTCCTGCACCAGAGAACTGAACAAACGTTACAGCAGTGCTGTCGATTGTGCCACCGGCAGCGACTGTACAGAGATAGCCGTTGTTACCGTTGGCTGTACCACCCTCAACGAACACGAAGGCAGAAATAAGTTCGTCCCACGCATTTGCATCAGCAGCACGGCTCCATCCGCTAGAGGCAGCAACATAGATGCCGTTTTGCGAAGTGGTAGACTGATCTTTTACAAGAACACGATCACCGGCAATGACAGAAACGCCGTCAATTGTCTGAGCACCAGACAACGTGATGTTAGTGGTTGTTGCAGCTTTGACAGAAGCTTTTGCGTCAAGCCCTTGTACAGCATTGTCAACATACACTTTGGTAGCAGCGTCATTGTCGCTTGTGGGAGTGCCAAGACCAGTAATCTTGTTCGTACCCATCGCGATAGCACCGCTCATGGTGCCACCGGACAAATTGAGCTTCAACGCATCGGCAGTGTCGACATAACCCTTCGTAGCTGCATCGCCTGCGTTCGTGGGCGTTGACAGGTTGGTAATAGTACCTGCGGTGCCTGCATCCATGTTCAACGTGCCGGTAATGGTGACGTTGGTGAACGAAGAAGTGCCGCTAGAGGCAGTGACGTTGCCCGTCAGATTCCCAGTGACGTTACCAGTGACGTTGCCGGTAACATTGCCCGTCAAATCGCCGGTAACGTTACCCGTGACGTTGCCTGTTACGTTACCTGTTATGCCGCCAACAAATCCAACAGTAGCGGTGATTGTTGTGCCAGTAATAGCATTAGGTGTGCTGCCACCGATGACGGTGTTGTTGATTGTTCCACCAAGAATGCTAGCGGTGTCAGCAATCAATGAATCGATGTTGGCAGTGCCGTCAATGTACAGATCTTTGAACTCAAACGTTGAGCTTCCAAGATCGATGTCGTTATCGACGACAGGAATAAACGCCCCATCGACAACACGGAGTTGCTCAGCCGCAGCACTACTAACGTTAACGAAAAGACTCAGTCGATTGTTTGTAGAATCAACAACGACTTTGTTACGAGCGTTAGTGTCAGAAATAAGAGGGATATAAGCACCCTCTGTTGCTGTGCCGTCGTGCTTATGTCCAGTAGCAACGACAAACGCATCGCGTAGAGTGTTGAATTCATCATTCAACGGAGTTGCCCGAACAACCGCTGTCGGTACAATGCTAGCTGCTGATTGTCTTGAATATCCAGCCACCGTTTATCTCCTGTCGTTGTATGTGAAGTTCATCACTAAGCCCTGAATGTTGTGGCTCAGATTTGTGTCATTAGTGACGTATTTGAATGAAATGGAATATCCAGAGCCAGAGATGTTCGTTTTGACAACTGGTGACGGATTTCCATCGTATACAGCAGCGCTGTCATATATGGCAGTGTTGTAGAATGCCGCAGCATACTGTGTCGTTATAGCATAGTCTGGCGGATTAAAGACGTTTTGACTGTCATCAAAATCGTATGATACAGCAAATACGATGTTGATTGATCCTTCAGAGCGAAGGAACGTCGTCACGTTGTAGAAGTTTTTACGAATTGTAGGATCTTCGAAGTAGTAGTAAGGTGTCTGATAGATGCTAAGAATGTTTCGTCCATCAAAACTACTGCCAGACTCTTGCTTATAAACTTTTCCACTAGCGTCGCCATGTAGAATAATTTCGTCAGTGCCCAAAAGCCCACTAGCAGCAGCCGTAGCTGTCATGTCGAAAAGCTGAGCAAATTCAAGGTTAATTCCTTGATCGGTACGACGAAGACCGGCTAGTACGCCAAAGACGCTATCTGTTTGTGAAAAGAATCGGAATTGACTCTTTTTATTATACGGAACGCAATTAAACTTTTCGATGTCAAGATTTGAGCTTACGATTTCATCAATCAGCGAATTAACCGTGCTTTGAATCTGTTTTGAAAGGTTTTCAAGTTCAACGTCACCGATTCGCGCAGTACCGGCAATCGGACGAAAGCCGTCGTAGCTCAAGAACACCAGATTACCGGCAAACTCAATGACGCTGTCAGGGACGAGGCATCCCAGATTGTTGGTTACTTCTTGCGTCTGAAAATCGGCAATGCTTGTACCAGTAAGCTTCTTAATTGAGTTCTTGCCGAAGATGTACAACGTGTCTCGGAACGACTTAATCTGAACAATTGGAAAGCCTACGTTGATTACACCGGCTCCGGCAGCGGGACTGAAGTTGGTTTCGTCAAGCGGAGCAGAGAAATATAAATTGTACGGATTAGCGCTTTCGCCTGCCAAAAACAAATGGTTGGCAAATTGCGTTACATACTTTGGATTTGTAGGCGCAGTTGTTGCCGTGATCTGTGTATAGGTTGTACCATTGTAGGTGGCAGCAGGATTGACGCCATCGACGAGCACCATCTTGTCAGTGCCCCATGACAGATTTTCAAAACGTACTTTTTTTACCGTCGACATATTGACGGTACCGGGTGTTGTAATTGCAACCCAATCAGATGTTGATGTATTCCAACGATAGAAGTAAGCCGTGCCACTAATGGGTCGACGGCAAGCAAAAATACCGTTGTTTATGCCTTCGAATACATTGATGCCAAGTACACCACCTTGTCCCTGTACGGTGCCATACGAATTTGCATAGCCACTAATGCGTCGATAACCACCCGAAATCGACGGCTCATAGTTTATAAGCTGCAAGGCGCTACCGGGATAGCGCTCTGCTTGGGTCAAAAGATCTTGATTGGTGTCAAGACCACCAA